TACTATATTAATAATATTGTCCGATTCGCCAGATGCAATTGTATATTCAATTCCATCTGATGCTAAAGCTTGACCTGGGCTAAAATCTCTATAATCACTTATAGCACTCATAAATATAGATTGTGGCACACTTGAACCACCTGCAAAAATTAACCTGTTTTCGTAAAATGTCACACAAGCTGGCCAACCTCGTGTAGAATTGTAAGCTGTTTCTTTTACTACAACTTGCGTTCCTATATTTGCCAATTCACCAAATTTTGTATGTATTCTTACACGAACTTGGGTTGCAGATACAAATTCAACAATAGTTGCAGTTCCTATTTGCTGTGACGTGTCGGGGCCTAATGCTGAGTAAGTTCCACCTACAAAATCTGCAGTAAATGCAAATGTTGATGTTCCAGAAACTGTTAATGTTGGACAAACGCTATCTGCAGTAGATGGAGGTGTAATATCTTTATTAGACAAAGTAAATGTGTTGTCATCATATGAATTGTTGTATAAATATACAGGAGGGTTTTTAAACGTAAATGATGTTCCTGTTACGGTACCAGAAGAATTTATCAATTGAAAAGGTTGTGCTGACTCTGATGCTAATATTAATTCATTTTGTTGTTGTGCAGATTTAACAAGTTTTCCCTCTACAGAAGCTCCTGAAAATGGATTAGTAAATGATGTTATAGTAGATGTTGCTATGTCTATAACACTTATCCCATTTGCACTAACATTGCCTACCACTACTAAAAAATGTTGATCTCCTGTTTTCCAAGAAAACATTTGAAAATGATCTGCATTTGCTGGTAATGCTATTCCTGTGTTTTGAGTTCCAAACCTAGTCCGTGCTGCACCACCTGGAAGTACAACCCAATTTTCCAATGTTGCTGCCGCTTTGTTATAAAATGTTAAATCAGATCTAGCAAATAATGTTTTATCAATTTCACCATGTGTAAAATCATGATTAGATACAATATACGCCATTTAACTTCCTTAAACAAAATGCCTAGACCATAACCTTTGATCTTTGATTATTTCATTAGGTTGTGCAGTCGAATCTCTATTTTGAGCACTTACTTTTTGTACCATAGCTTTTTGTTCCCAATATTGTGCTATTTCTACATTTTCTGTTATTAACATTGCGCTTTCAGCTGCCAATACATAGCTCATTAATTTTGAGAAATATGGAGGAAACAAACCTTCGCTTACATTTGCTATGTATCCCCATTTGAATGGAGGATTTATATTCGTCCATACAATTCGGTCAGTTACTATTGTGTAATTGGCCCATGGGTAGGATTGATATGCTTGAATATAGTCTCCAGGCAATTGATATGCATAATTCCATCTAGGGTCTTCTGGAGTACTTGTATCTTGAATTAGTTCTGCCCATTTTAATGCAAAGCGCCATGGATGGCTTGCCAGTACATCGGGAAGTTGTTGATCATATATAGATGACATTGCTTGAACAACAGTGTTGCTCAAATCTAATGTATTAACTGGAGGACTGCCCAAATAAGCTAATGCATAATTAATTATTTCTAATTTAGTTGCCATATGTTCCTCCTAAAAAAAAAGGGGCAGAATAAACCGCCCCCTATAATTAACATTTCTATGGACGAAATACAGAAATGTTAAGCTTAGTTGAAGATGTTGGATCAGCTGAAAAAACAACTTTTACTTTTCCTGCTTCTGTGCGGGCTTCTTTTATAGTCGTACCGCTTGAGGATCCATCTGTATTAATAGTAACTTGACACACGTCAGTCGCCAAAACACCAGACACAGTAATGTCTTCTTGAGTACCACCACCAGCAGTATTAGTGATAGAATTGTGTATTGGAAGTACACCTGACGCCATTTTATCTGCCGTTATTTCACCATCTTTTAAAGCTGCTGCCGTAACTGAATCTGCTGACAATTTAGCAGCCGTTACATTAGCATCTTTAATTGATGCTGAAAGAACAGAATCAGCCGCCAATTTAGCACTTGTAACTGCAGCAGAAGCAAGTTTTGCACTAGTTACAGCGGCCGCAGCTATTTTGGCACTTGTTACGGCAGAATCTTTAATGTCAGCGGTATCCACAGACGACGGAGGTAATGTCGCTGTAATTTCCTCTATAGTGACACCTGTACTAAGACTTTGAGTTACCATAGCAAGCACCAAAGTAGCATCTGTTGCAGTAAATGAGATCATAGAGCCCTTGCTTAGATTTGCATATTGGTCTAGAAAATAATCACTAGCCAAAATTGTTGCTTTAGTATCTCCTGCTGCATTTCCATTATAGTTAAAATTTGCTGCTACTTGACTATTGTCAAATTGACCTGCTGAAACTCTAACGAACTTTTGTGTATTGAAAGCCATGCTTGTTCTCCTTAAGCTGTTTCGTCACATTTAATTTCGACAATACCTTTAGGTAGCAATGCTGATGCACCCAAACGCATTCTTGAAATTGTTAACCATGATTGATGCGCTGCGCTCCATTCAATTTCAGTAGTTGGTGTAATTGAATAAGCACGACCAAGTGCACTTTTTTGCCATGCAAAACATGATCGAACGTTTCCAGCTTTTGGTATTCCACCTTCAGCACGTGTACCTAAAGTAATAACTTTAAAGCCCATAAACGTATCAATTTGACCATTCATAAGGACGCGGTTATTAACATATAAAGTATTTGTCGCAGTTTCTTCGGCCATTAAAGCTTGAATTTGACTTGGTGTGACAATCAAAACTCGATCATCTGGATCAACATTTTTCTCATCTAAAATTGCTGATGCTTCAACAACTTTTGCTACTGACATATTTTTTGAGTCATCAGCAATAACATTTCCTGCGGGAAGAGTAGCAGCACTTAATGCAGAAATTACAGTTTGATCTTCACGGCGACCAGCTGCTTTAGCATGAGTTTCGCCAAGATTGCTAAGTACATCAATTTGAAGCTCAGCTTGTTGATAAATATCAACTGGAAGGTTAAAAACCCAATTGTCAAATGTTGTTGTAATTTGTTCGTAATCTAAATCAGATACAGGAACTAATGATTGATATGCACCACGAGCAACCATAAGGCCTTCGCCTTGAATCGGCCATTTGTATGCATCACCTACGGCATTAAAAACACTTTGTGTTGTGTCACCAAGATGTGCTGCACCTTGATATACATTTGTAAAATTATCATGAAATTGCTGAATAGCAACATTACTTAAACTAGAAGGCATTATAGTTCTCCAAAAAAATTAATTGATTTTCAGTCAATCTAATTTTGAAGGTGCACAATGCTTGTCTTCTTATAAGATGACCTCAGTTAAGAGGTTGCCCTAAAATAAGGGTCCGTAATTAATAACCTACATTATTAATGCAAAGTTGTCAACAATATTTTTTTGTTATATAATATTTTTTTTGGAGGTAGCTATGTTATTGAATTTTTTTATTTACCTTAATGTTTTATTATTAACATTAATTCTTGGGGTTTTCTTTTTTATAATTTCTACGGTGCTGTATTCATTTTGGGAAAGCTACAAATTTGAAAACAACACCGAAGATAAAAATAAAAATTAAAAATTCCTTTCACCTGGAAACATTTTTGCATATTCTGCATACAATGCTTTTTCAGCATTTGCACGGGCTGGACCAGACATTTTTTTAACTTCTGCTAATTTTGTTCTTAATGCATTATGATCATTGTATGATACTTCGCCAGGGGTTGCTGGTATAGATGATGGATTAGAAGAATTTACCATATCAATAAATGTTTTTAATCCATTAGCAGTTGTTATTCCATCTAATACATCGTTTAAGCCTTCTTCACTGACACCAGGCATATTAGCTGCCATGTTTACTGCTTGTACAAATTTTTCTCTATTTTGCTCACCAAATTCTGCAAGTTGTACATCTACATTTTCATTAACAGCATTTATTACTGCTTCTGCACTTTCTTGTGTTGCTTGATGATTTGCCATCTGAGACATGCTAAGCAACTCTGTAAATGTTTCTTGATTCATGTTATTGCTTTTAGCGAATTCAGCAAACTGTGCAATATTTGGGTCATCACTATTAAGTTCAATTCCTAGTTCTGATGCTGTTTCATTCAAAGCTAGATTGTAATCTCCTTCTGGTGCTCCAGTAAATCCACCTAATGATTTTTGATGATGAGCTTGAAGCTTTGCATATCCTTCTGCCTGTGCCTCAACTGTTTTAAAAGTTCCTGGCTTAAACCATTCAGGTATTTCACCTTTACCTTCAACACCCTCAGATAAATACCATTTGCCTTCTGTTGAAATTGGCGCATCTGCTACATCTGCTGTATCTGCTGTATTGCTTGTTGATGATTCTCTGGAAAATGTTGCTACCTGCCCTGTGTCCACATTACTTTGCGTTTGTGGTGTTGTTTCAACACTAGCTGTTGCCGTTGCTTCACCAGTTGCTACACTGGCTTGTCCTGCTCCTTCATTCATTATTTACCTCCATTGATTTTAATTTTGTGCTCTTCAATCATTCCTAACAACATCCGAATCATATCATTTTGACCTTCGATATAATTAAGGTTTGTTTGAAATTGCCCGACCACCGCATAAAGACGAAGTTTTAATGACTCCATCAATTCATTTCCAAAAGGATTTTTATGTAATGCTTCATATGCACAATAATTTAGTCTTTCGTTTTTTTCTTTGTTTTGTTTTTCTTGTTCTTTTAATTCATTTTGTGCTGATTCTATTTCGTCCATTTATTGACCTCCCATAGGGTTTTCTATTGATTGATTATTTGGTTGTGGCGCACTACTTGCTTGATCACCACCTTGTTGTAAGCTCATTTGATATTGTATTAATTTTTCAGCCTTTTTCTTCATTTCCTGCTTTGCTAAAGCATCCGTAACTACGTCTACTGACACATTAAGATTATTGCAAACAAAGTCTGGAATTTTGGTAATATCCAAGCCATACATTATTCCATATTCGCCGTACTTAGGTCCAAGTATTTCAGAAATATAATTGGATGCTTGCATTACTTTTTTGATTTCATTCTCTTTACTTATTTCCATCATTGGTGAGTTGAATTCTACTTTCAAATGCTTACCATTGATTTTCTTAACTGGCCATAAACCAAGTCTATGTCCTATTGCCCAGCAAATATCAAAAACTGGCTTGTTAACTTCTGTAATAAATCTACTGGCTGATGCTTGGTTTTCTCTTGCCCACTCACCTTGCCTTGCACTTATTTCTGTTGCCGTTTTGTTTCCTTGTTCTTCTGGCACAATTGGGTTTACATTTAATGCATTATTAATTGATTGCATTAAATCTGCTTTGGTCAATTGAGAATAATTCGGTTGACCATTGATAGTTAATTGCTGAACTGGTGGGTTATTCATACCATTTTGCTGAACAGGAATCATGCAGCCAGGTTCAATTCGCGCAGTGTATGGATTAAGTTCTCCACCACCGGCAACTAAGAATATTGGATTTGCGTTAAATGATGCTGCCTTTAAATCGAATTCTACAATTTTGTTTAAACCTTTGATAAAAGACAATACATCAACAATTGGTCCTCTGCCAAATACTTCCCCTGCGTAAACATTCCATCTAAAAACAATCCAAGGTGAGTAACTCCTATATTCGCATAACAAAAAAGAATTGGATTCTTTATCGACAACAAAATACGAATAGGGCTTATCTTTGCTCGCTTCTTCGTCAAAAAAAGTTCCTTCAATTAATTCTATTTCAGCTGTAGGGTCTGTCTTTATCCTTCTTAACAAATTAGAACTTAATTGTGCTTTTGGCCAGGTCTTTAATATGTTATCGCTTTGAACTTTAAAACTACGATAAACATTTTGAATTGTATCTGACGGGCCTGGCTCTAAAGAAATTTGATGCAATGGAATTGAACTAAATTCAAAAGGATTGTCTACCGTACCTTCATTAACTAAAAGAACACCTGTTGATATTCCCATTTCCATTAAGCTTTGATAACACGCATTTTGAAAATTGCTTTGCCAAAGTTTTTCAAAAAACACTTTTTCCCATTTTTCGCATGACTCTTTTGCTTGATCAATTCCACCTGGCGCATTCTCACTTAAAGGCCCTGGTGTTATATTTGCCCAATGTTCGCTTGTAGGCAGCATCCAGTTTTGCAAATTAGCTGCGAACTTTTTTAATCCAACAACTGCAGTAGCATCATATATATGGTTAGTTCTCGAAGAGCCAGGCGTATATTGCTGAACAGAAAATTCACTTCGGTTAGGCATAGAATAGTTATACGCTTCTTGTAAAATGCTTTTCCATTTATCAGAATTGGATTTAGCTTTGCCATAACGCTCAATAATTTTCTTTGGGTCTAAAGCCATTGTACTATCCTAAAGTTGAATTGCCGCCACCTTGTGCAGGACTATTCCCTCCACCTCTTCTCATTTCTTTTAATTGATTCTGCATAACTTGTCTGTTTTTTTCTTCTTCTTCTTCTTTTAAATCCCTTCGATCTTGTTCCATTTGTTCCCTGTCTCTCCTTTCTTCTTCTGATTCGCCTCCACCTCCATCAATTAAAGCATCTAATGGATTTCCTCTTCCTCCCATATCAAATCTCCTTACTGTTTGTATGTTTAAGTAAATTGTTAAAAAGTTGCCATGGTGTCCAAGTTCTTTTTAATTTAACACCTAAATTGTTTTTTGTTAAACTAACACAATTGGGTGGGTTAATGGTTGGCCAATTGCTGCACAATATTTTGTCAGTCTTAATATTAGTTTCAATTATTCGTGTGTTGTTTCTTTTTACAATCTTTATGTAGTCTTCTATTTTCTTTTCAACAAAGGTTACTTCTATTTTGTTGTACAAGTATTCAACCCTTAAAACACCACCCATGTAATCGTAGAATGTATAACAATGATGAAAACCTTTTTTTAAAAGCTTGTGGACCCAAGCTAAATCAGCAGACCCAAATCCGACATATGCTGTGCGGGAGTCTTTGTTGATGACTGCTTGAATTCTTTCGTCTCCGAAAAACTGTATAGCGGAAGTACATATGTTAGAAGGGTTCCATTTACATTTTGACATTTAGCTATCTTTTCCTTTTCATCATCTTTAGTCTTCGCAATTATTAGATTGATAGTTTCGACACTTGAAACTTTCCTCTCTAATTCAGCAATTGCCTTCTTGATTGATTTAACACTTGCCATTAATAACGACGAGTTGTTTCTTGAGATTTACTATAAGATTTATCTTTAGAACGATGGGACTGAGAACTATCAGCTTCGTGCGCATTACCAACCACCGATTTTCGCACATGAGTGACTGGTCCCAATCCCAATTTTATATCTGGTACAGCAGGATGTACTGTCACGTCTTCTGATTTAGGCATTTCTCTATCATCATCTGTGTCTTTTCCCAATAATACTCTTGAAAGTGTTTTCATTCTATTTGCTCCTTTTGTCGCCATGCACCAAACGATTAGCTAGACCTTGCATTTTATTTCTATTTTCTGACAAGCCATTCATATCTTTTCTCATTTTGCTATTTCCATTTTGAATAACATTTAAAGCCGCCCTAACCCTTTTAGGGGAGTAGTTTTTGTCAGCCTCAGTTTTTGCATCTTCCTTTTTTTCATATTCCATTTAAGTATCCTTAACTTTGTTTTCCAAATCAGAAAGCCTTGCTATCAAACTATCCATCTCAACAAGGTCTTTAACACCTTTCATCAAACCTATTAAATCATTTGCTTGACGTGTGCTTAAATTTCCATCCGCCAATGAAGAAACAATACAATCTATTTTATCTTGATCTGTCTTAGCTTCTTTAAATCCTGGAACATCAATTCCTGAAACTTCATCGCTAGAATATTCCCTTCGCATTCTTGATTCTGCAACAAGGAATTGAAACTTGGGATTCATGATATTGTCAAATGATAATTGTTCCAAAGAAGCCCTTGATAACGCCCTTCCCTTCTTGTGGAAGTCCGAAAACATTGGGTATTGTTCAATCCATTTATAATACGTACTTTTAGCAATTCCCAAATTTGCAGCAACTTGTGCTATTGTTTGACCTTCACTAAACCAAGCAAATATCTTTGGCAATTGTTCTACCGGATCAAATTTAGTTGGCCGCCCTGTGATATATTCTTTCATGCAAGCTTGATATCTCGCATAATCTTTTTCCCCCATTTTCCCTTTGTAGCTTTCTACTTTTTCTTTTAATTCTTTTCTTTGCTCATCAGAAAAATTAAATGACATACTTGACCTCCATTTGCAAGAGGTTTTCTTTTAACACATTTTTATTTTAAATGCAAATAATAATTTAACTTCCCTCTTTATTCAATTTATCAAATATCTTTTTCAATTTAGTCTCTATTTCTTCTTCTTGCCTTTCAATTTCTTTTTCCAGCAAATTTAAACGCTTTTCCATTTCCTCACGCTCTTCTTCTATTTTTCTATACCAAAGACCAATATCCATTATTCAAACCTCTTCATGAACTCAATCCAATTATATGACATGATTTGCAATATAAATTAAAAAAATCGCTATAAACATAAACAAAAAAAATTTAATCCGGATTTTCAAACGCCTTTTGTCAACCTCCTTTGAAACCTCAGCCTCAAGTAAAATTAAAGGATTAAAAACAAAATCAAACCAATAAGCAGTAATATTCATGTCAAGGTTGTGAGATGCTAAACACGCAGCCATAAACTTTATATGATCCATCTTAGAAGCAATTTTTTTTATTCTACCTTGATTTCCTATCTCGCGAATTTTTGTTATTGGTTCGCTAAGGTTTTTTTCTTCTTCATCCGTTAAATTCAGATGGCCTATTTCGTTAAGGTGATAAATTCCTTCTCTTTTATCATGAATTGAACTTATAACACTGCGAAATTTCGCCCAGTTTTCCCATATTACTTGATAGTCCATTATTCAAACCTCCTCAAAAACTCGTTCCAATCATTTTCACAATTAACCTTTAAGTAAGCATTAACCAAATCAATACAATAATCGCTACTATCGCAAACAGCTACAGTGTAGTTGTTAGCATCAAGCTTAACTGCAACATCCTTTTGATTATCCGTTAACCTGCCTTTCTTTGATTTTAACTCTACAAACAAACCAGCAGACCAAGGCATCTTTGGATGTGCAAAAAACAAATCTGGTACACCAGGCAATACCCCCATGGCTTTGAGCTTTCGACCAGTTCCTTTAGTCCTAAGTTCGCCATTGGGGGTGTGCCAGAACAAGCATTCATCTTTCATCTTAAAATATTTAACTACAGTCCTCTGTATTGAAGATTCAGACTCAAACATGAACACATCCCAATTTAGCATTTATATTTTGGTTTGTAAAGATTTATATTCTAAATCATTTACACTTTTGTAAATAGCCAACCACTCATCCCATCTAGTTTCTATTTTTTGTTTAAGCATGTGTTTAATAACATTTCGATCGTTTTCGTCTTTTAAATCAAAGATTACTTTGTATTTTGTTGACTTCATGATTATACCTCCCAAAGTTTTTTGTGTTTTTTAAGATTTTCAGTAAATGTGCCTTTAATTGTTTTGACATTAGAATCCTCAATACAATCAACTAATGCCTTTGGTTGGCTTTTCTTTTTGGTATAAACCCTCCAGCTAGGGTCAATTGCCTGGCAAAGCTTAAAGAAATCTTGTGGCGAAGGAGGCCAAGAAGGATCGTGCTTATCTCCCTGATAAGGGTCAATCCAACGTTCTACAGCTTTTTCTAAAACCTTGGCTGAAAAAGGTCTAACAGCCCAGGTAAAACCCCTTCTAAGATCAACGTATTCCTCAGGTGTAGGATTTTTGCCAACAAACTTGTATGTGTAAGCCAATCGAAAAGATTCAAACACCTTGCTAACATTTTCGCTAATGTCTTGCATACTACTTTCCTCATGAGTTTCTATAGGCAAAAAACAATCATTGCTTAAGGATTGGGTCTCCATTGGCTTTGCTTTCTCCAGTATAGGCATTATGCAATTTCCTGAAGGTTGATTTTTCAATTGATCCATTCTCTTTTGCAAAGTTTTGTTTGGCTTGGCCATTGTAATATTCCTCTGTGTATTCAGTTTCGTGTTTAGTTATGAAATTAGATAACTTGTAAATATAGGTTTGTGGGGTTTGCTTAAGCTTAACATCGACCCAATAATCAATCACTCGATAAAGCAAATTAGATAACTCAATTTTGCTTAAACTTCCCATCTTCTTAAATGATGACCGCTTGTCGCCCTTTAACTTGCCCGTAAGCGAATAGTAAGCTATGTACAATCCATTTTCAGACATGACCCCTTGTGATGTGATGCGGTCTATCGCAAAGTCGCTAGAATCTAATTTATGGAGCTTTTCAAAAAGTTCCTTCAAAAAGGGCGTTACTGAAATTGTTAGAAACCGATAGCCAACAGATTGCATCAAATCAAATTCGAACAGCCTGTGGATAACTTTTTCTTTTTCTTTTTTTGTTTTATTTTTTTCT